GTCGGTCGCCGTGATAGTAGAAGAGCCATTGGTGGCTGCAAAAGTAATGCCATTGGTGGTGGTCGCTCTAATGGGAGTTACGTCATTATAAGCTTCACCTTCTTCAATGTAATATTTTTGCGTTGCGCCGATGCCTAGATATCTTGCTCCGCCAAGAGATATCCAAGAATGTAATGCTCTTGCAGAGCCTATATAAGTGTTTGCGGAAAGCTTTTCCCAGCCGCCTATTTTTTCTGGTCGGCCTTTTCTAAAGCGTACAAAGTTTCCGTCGACCCAACCGTTTTCATTAGAGTAGTCGGTTTCTTCTTTATTTATTCCAGCCTTAAAATTAAATACAGTTAATGGCATAACCAGATACCCTTAACCTGTTTAAGCCAATCGGATTATTGCTGCCGAGCTTGAGGCGCTTGGAAATACGACCGTAAAATCACCAGCCGTGCTGGTTTTATCGCTACCAAAATCAATAGCACAAAGCGCTTTATTGCCGTTTGTGGAATTGTAAATAAGGCAGCCCCTCGCTGTGACGGTTGCTGTGCCAAAAGTTTCGTCTGCAAAATCACACACAGCAGTAGTTCCGTCCAAAGCCGGCGTTACGTTTGTTAAAGCCTGGCCTCCCGCAGAATAATTTGTGCCCGTTGATTGTCCCGTTGTAACGTATACAGTGCTGGCAGCACCTAGGGTAGCTGAAGACGTATAAAGCGCCAGCTTGATACTGTCCGCCCCGTTTGTTAAATTATGCCCCTCTACAAGTATTTCTTGTTTAAAACTTGAGCATATAGCCGATGTTATTGCCATATTATAACTCCTTAATAATGTCTGCCATGTCACCATGACCTTGGCTTCGTAATAAGTTTACCACAGTTGTTCGATCTGAACTTATTCCACTGCGAATCCCTCTTAACACTATATCATAAACTGCATTTTTAAAAGCCAAAGCTTGTTGTTTAACATGATCTGGAGCGTGATCAGAAATTCCACAAATTTTGTTAGTAACTGCCGTCGCCCAAAACTCAGGATCATGTCCCTTATTGTTAGTGGTGTGCACACTAACTTCCCCAAGCTTGATAAAACTATCAGTCATCCTTTGAATGGCTCTGGCGGAGCCGGCGTTGTTCGTAGTGTGGTTTTCCCACTTTCTATTAATTGGTCCATTTCAGATTGGTTACATACAAACCACTCGTCTTCATCTGGTATAGCTACTTTAGGGTCTTCTAAACGATGATATCCGTAAAGCCTTTCTGCCACCGGCACATTAGAATCTAATAAGGTCGATCTTGGGCTTACACCTACTTTAATCTTTTTTTCAATACATTTTGATAGCCAAAACTCTACGCAAGCCCTGCCAGCCTCAGCAAAATGCAAATTGCCTTTATAACTAAAGTCTACTCCAAACAAATCAAGCTGTTTTACATTATTCCAGTAGGCAAACGCTACCGCGTATGCAACCGTGTTGTTCAAGTAAGCGCACCTGGTCGCCTCTACAATCTCATTAATGGGATATTCAACTATGCCTGGCACGCGCTCATCAAGCTCACAAGAATAAATTGGAATTTCTAAATCAGGGAGTATTTTTCGCATGACATCGGTTTGTTTACCAGCATCCTCGGTGTCAAAAAACCGACTAGCCGGATCCATCATAAACAAGCGATCTAATTTATAAACGGCAGCTGAGCTACCACAGCCCCAGGTTTCGTCCCACTCAACAGAGTTTTCTCTGCCGATAACATAATCAATTTGAGATGTACCCAGTCCAACAAGAGCAACATGAGCGCCCTCAATCTCCTTTATGGGCTTCACTACGAGACGCCTTGTCGAAGTGAATCGTACCTATATTCGTCTCGTTGTTTTCTGCCTTCGCTGAGGTTTTTCATTCTAGCCAATGATTCTTTAAACCTGGCCTCAAAGTTACCAATAACATCTGGGGTTTCTTTTAAGAAAATGGCAGCTTCTACCAGGGTTCCGTAAAGCAAAGCTTCTGGGTAATCTGTAGAAAGCACTGTTGTACCGGAATCAGAGCCGGCAGTTAAACTAGCCGGTTTGTAAAGGTAATGAACCTCAACCGTGTAGGCTGCATCGGGTATTGGGCTTAACTCAAACGCGGTATCGTCTAATAAACTGTAATATTTTGGCCTACCAGTAACTGTCGTTGTCGGGCTGTACTCTTTTATAAAACTTGGATGCTTGAAATCGAGATAGTAATACTTGTTGCCAGTTATTACGGCAGCGCTAAATGGCGCATAAAAATCAGTTGGTGTTGCCAAAAAACGGTTCGATATTGTTGTTGTGCCTTGCACGTTTTTTCTTTGTACAGGCAGTTGCACATTATCAAATATGCGATTTTCTGCCTCTTTGATAAATGTGTTGAGCTGCGTGGTAAATGTAGTCTCGCTTGACTCCATGTAATCTTGAACGGCTGTTTTTAATGTCGCTAGTGTAAAACTCATGTTATTTCTATGGTTACCTCCCCGACACTACATTCAATTTCATATGTGTCTAGCACCGTTCCGAGTATACCATCTTGCACATTTGTGTACACCAAAAACTTAGTGTTGTCATCTGAAGAATCTGGCCTAGCATTTTTTAATCCTTGCGGATCTGCTGGATACGGTTTGCGATCCAGTTGTGGGTGTTTTGGCGACCACTGATCAGGACCAACCAAAAGACCGTCCCAAGTCATTTTCATATCTCGCAACTTGTAACGGAACCCTGTTATGTCACAAATTCCGTATGCTTTTGAACCGGATGCGCGTGCCATAATTAAGGAGTGTTATAGCCGCCAAGCTGAGGCGCTACCCTAAAGCTTGTTCGGTCTTCGTCTTGCGCCTTAGCGCGATCAAATTCTTCCTCGTAGAGCTGTTTTAACATTCCCGTTTTTTCTGGCGCTTTTTTCAAACTCATATAATAAGCAAGACCTGCTGCTAAGCAGGGGTAGAATCTAAACGGCACATCTAAAGTATTTACGCCTACATCTGCGTCGTCCATCCTGGTTAAGACATTCATGTATACCGTATAGGTACTAGATTTATCAGGCACCGGCCATACAGTAATCGTTGGTGTTAATTGTTTGTTTAGAAATACTTGATTGGGTTTACCGGTAGTAGATTTAGTTGCTAAATGACCATATTCAGCTCTGCTCATTCGGTTTAACGGGATATCTACCGTGCTGTTGTTAATGGTTTCTCTAACATAAAAATCCAAAACATCAATTGGAGCTGTAGAGTTCGTACTATCAACATTATACGTTGCGGTATCTTTTACCATGGCTACCGTTTTTTCTGTAACCGTCCATTGATTTAAGCCTCTGTTAGACCATTCCGCTAACATCAAATTAAGGCTTCTGGTCGCAGATTTTAAATCATAACCCGTCCTAAGCTCTAAACCACAACGCTCAAACGCTTCTTCAACGTAATCGGCTACGTCTAGCTCAAAGTCTTTAGATCCAGATACGGCCATTGTTATTTACGCCCGTACAGCCCGCTATTACCAGGCTGTTTATAGTTAACTTTGCCACCCTTTTTTTTGTATTGCACTTTAACGCCCTTTTTCTTTGCTGCGTTTTTAGCCATAGCAATGCCTTTGGGTGAATAATCGTAATGTTTTCCGTCTACTGTTGGCATCGTTTATGGCCCACCTCTACCTCCACCCAGTCTACGTCTGGCGCCAGGTCTGGGTATTGCTCTTATGCCACGAGGGGGAGTTGGAGGCCGCTTTAAAAACCGCGGCTCCGGCATGGGGAAAAGTCCTGGTTGTGGCATTACTGGTGGTCTCATTGGTGGAGGTTGTCCTACATTTGGATCAAATGGTCGTGGCCCAATTGGTTGTGGCATCGGCCTAATAGGCGCCTGTGGTGGCCTGATAGGCGTAGGCGTCGACCTAATAGGTTGTGGTGGTCTCGTTGGAGGGCTAATAGGACCTATACTTGGAGGTCTTGGACCTGGAAGCACTTTTGGGGGAGTTGGTACTCGTGGCCCAGGAGTTGGTAATCGTGGCATAGGAGTTGGTACTTGTGGCATAGGTGCTGGTACTCGTGGTGTCGGCATTATGGATGGCGGGAGTATTTGACCGCCACCACCTATTTGTTCTTTCTCTGCCAATCTGTCTCTAATTTTTTTAGCCCTTAATGCGTCTTCTCTTTCATTTTCTGGAAGTTGCATTATCCTAATCATTTCTTGTTTACTTGGGCTGAATCCGCTTATTTTTCTTTCCAACAGGGCTTCCTGTTCTGGCGACATTGGTGGAGGTTCTGGGTAAAGTCCTGGTTGTGGCATAGGTTGTGTTCCCACCCCTGGAATTGGTGTATTTCCTCTCTCTAACCATTTTTGGTAGGCGGTCCAACTGCCCTGATTGTCTGGGCTTGGTGGGTTATCCGTCCACATCCTACCTAGTCTTGCATCGTTTGTTACTCGCCACTCTTCATATCCAGGATCTCCTGGCCTTGGTGGCGGTGGTTCTTGCATAGGCATTTTATTATGCGACAACGCAGGCACAGGGTTTTCTTCGGTGCCGCCTCGTAGCATATAGGTTTGAGCCTTGTCCACTGAAATATGAATTACAGGTCCATCGGAAAAAGGCTTTACTTCACTAACGATCAATTCTCCAACTTCATCTCCTTCTTTCAAATCTTCTACGTCTACAAACCCTTTGTCTTTTACAAAATAAGGGTGACTAGGTGACGTTACAATACTGTCTCCTTCTGTAAATAAAACCTCTCGTCTTGGACTGTCTTCAATTGTTTTTGCAAAAGTTACTTTCTGAGGGTCTTTTGAAGTGATGACTTCATCGCCTACCTTGAGTTCTCCGGCCAATATCCAATCGTTATTTGCTAATTGAATGTGTTCTTCGGGGCTAGGGCAGCTAGTTGGGTCCCAAGGAGGGTTTTCTCTTTCCCACCATCGAGTATAGGCTTCAAACTCAGGATCTCCCACTTGCGGTGGGTTAGTTGCCCATCGCTGTGTCTTTTCTTCCCATTCTAGCCTCATTCTTTCCATTTCTTCCGGAGTTGGTGGCATAGGTGATTTATTATGCGACAACGCAGGTACTGGATTTTCTTCGGTGCCCCCTCGTAGCATATAAGTTTCTGTCTTGTCCACGGAAATATGAATTACAGGGCCATCGGAGAAAGGCTTTACTTCACTAACGATCAAATCTCCAACCTCATCGCCTTCTTTTAAATCTTCTACGTCTACAAAACCTTTACTGTTGACAAAATAAGGATGACTAGGGGATGTTACAATACTGTCTCCTTCTGTAAATAAAACCTCTCGTCTTGGACTGTCTTCAATGGTTTTTGCAAAAGTTACTTTTTGTGGTTCTTCCGAAGTTACAACTTCATCACCTACTTTAAGGTCTCCAGCTAATATCCAATCATTGTTTGCTAATTGAATATGTTCTTCAGGACTTGGGCAGGACGTTATCCAATCAGGAAGCTTTCCAGGAGGCATCGGTGGTTCTATAGGAAAAGGCTCATTACCTGGAATAACAGGTTTAGGTGTTCTTGGTCCTGTAGGGAACCCTCCTCCAGGAGGTGTAAATGGATCAGGGACAAATGGAGGAGACATTCCTGGTCCCGGAGGAGGAGGTGTATATGGAGGCGGCATTCCTGGCAAAGGTCCGACAGGTTCTGGTTGTCTTATTGGTCCTGTTCCTGGGAATCTTGGCCCGAACTTTCCTGGAAACCTTCCTTTTCCAGGCATATTATTAACTGCGTCGTTAACAAGGTCTTCCATTGGAGGTGTTCTAGGAGGAGGTTGTTGTGGGTCTCTTATTGGTCCAGGTCGAGGAGGCATTGGGGGTTCAAAACCAGGAGGCGTTCCAGGTGGAGGAGGTGTCTGGGGTGGAGGAGGTGTCTGGGGTGGAGGAGGTGTCTGCACAGGAGTACCGTCTGGGTTT